CTGCGTGAGCATCTCGCTCGCTTTTTCCTGATCGGTTTTCCAGTTCGGCCCAACTTTCAACCTCACGTCGTATTTGGCGGCCGTCAGATCCTACACGCGCGGGAACTGGTTCTCGTCCACGTGCTGCTGGTTGACCTTGACGATCTTCTCCTGCATGTCCTCGCCGAGGATCCGGACTTCTCGGGCGGTGTCGTAGATCTTTGGGATCAGATCGACCAGGATGTTTCCGGCGTGCAAGATCGCGCGGTTCAAATTGTCGATGAAGTGGAAATTGGAGAGCCCGCCCTGGCTCTGCCGTTGCCGGATCGCCACGCCTGACGTCTCGTTGCTCATCTGGCCGAGCGAGGCGTCGTAAATGTTGGTCGTGGCCTTGATGTCGTCACTCGCCTGCGCCGCGCCAATCGAGAGGGCCTGAATCGGGGGCTCTGCCAGGTTGCGCTGGGGCGGCGGCGCCGGGTTGCCGGCGATGTCGAGCGGCTCGTACTCGAGGAAGGCCCACGGGATGGTGTTCGCGGTCGCCCAGCGTTGATCTTTGAAGATGCCTTTCACTCCGACCCACGGGGCCTTCGTTCCGAGCATCACCGTCTCGGCCTCGGAGCTGCGGTAGAAGTTATAGAGCTTCTGCGGGTCGCGGGCAAACCGGATCAGCGAGAACACATGCCGCTTGGACTCGATGTACATCTCCTCGCCGCTCACGAGCAATATCGGGATGTACTGCCCCTTCCACTCCGTTCTGTCGAGGATCTCGACTCCGTTGATGCGGCACATCCGGACGTGCCGGATCTTGTCCATGCGTTCGATGCGCTTGCCGTCCTCGTCGGTCGCGAACTCAATCCCCAACGGCAGCTCGCCGGCCAACTCGTCCTCGTACACCGCCGTTTTCCTGCCATCCGGCCAGTGGATGCCGATGAGCTTTTTTTCCTCGATCTCGACATACCAGTAGCGCGCGATCTGCACGCCCTCCTTGCCTATCCACTCGGGCGCCGGGTTCACGCCGCCGGCGTAGAAGTTCGCCTTGTTGACTTCGGAGTCTCCAAACTCAGAGGCGTATTCCTCACGGGAGAGCCACTCGAGTTCCACGGCCCACGTCGCATCCGACTTGTCGGCCTGCTGCGCGAACGGGTCCATAAAGACGCTGAACGGGTTGGTGATGCGCTCGATTCGCAGCTCCTGGTCGAACGTCTTGTTGCTGCAATACTTCGTGACGATCTTGAACGCGCCGATCGCGCCCTTCGTCGTCTGTTCGATCACCGTGGCGTACACCTGTTCGGCCTGCGAGGCGTGCGCGATGTGGCGCAGCATGCCCTCGATGACCGCGGCGGTGTCGGCGTCTCCGCTCGAGTCCACCGGCAGCGCCTCGAGGCCCGGCTTGTTCATCCGGACCTCGTTCGCCACCATGTTCAGCGGGCCGGTGAGTTTATTGAACGTGAGGCACGGCCGCTTGCCGCCCTGCCCGACCGAGTTGCGGCGCTGCTCGTCTTCGGTGTCCCACTGCTGGCCCGCGGCGAATTGCAGGTCGATCAGGGCCTCGGCGCGGATCTCCTGCTCGGCGGTCTGCGCGAGCTTCAGTCGCGCCTTGCAGGTCGCTACGAGTTCGTCGTCGGAGGTCTTACGCGCCATCCATCATGTCTCCGAGCGATCGCGTCGGCTTTCGCTTGGATTTGCCTTCGGTGTCGAGCGCGATGGCGACGGCCTGCTTCTGGCTTTTGCCGGCCGCCCGTTCAGCCTTGATGTTCTGGGCGACGACCGCTTTCGACGCGCCTGGTTTCAACGGCATTGCGCCCTCGCCTGTTCGATCAGCCGCCGGATGTCGCCCGTGATGAGTTCGATCCCTTCGCGCGCCGCGGCCGCGTCGTAGCTGTCGCCCTCGAGCGTTCGATCCAGCCACTCGACGAACGCATCGAAGCGGCCCTCGATGGATTCGAGTTCGCGGACGGTCAGGTTGTCCATTTATCCCTGCGGGTTGTCCATGAGCAGCGAGTGCCACTCGGGCTCGGGTCCGGCCCCGTCGCAGTAGTTCAGGTAGTCAACCACGGCCTGCCCGACGTCCGGCGGAATGCGGCCGTTCGGAAAGTGGGCGACTTCGTTGAGGATGCTCGCAAGTTGATCCTCAACGAAGTCCTTTTCCGGAAGGAACACGAGGACCATTTCGCGCCACGTCTTCGTGGCGTCCAAGCCGGGATTTTTTCCTTCGTAATATCTCTGTGCCATATGTTCACCCCATCCAACTTCCTGCGCCGCCGCCGTACCGCCCGCTCTCCCGCTCCTCCGCACTTACCGGCGGAACGTGGGCGGCGAAGGTCAGCGCCAGCGCGTCACCGCGGTCGGGCGATGCCACGCCGCGCTTCGCCATCGATTCCTTGCTCTCGATCACGAGCTGGTCCGAGCGGTTCAGGTGGCTCCCCGGCGCGGTCAGGTCCGTCTCAAGGACCACATCATCCGCCGGGATCGCGCCTCGCTCGAGCCAGGTCTTCATCCGCTCCCACATGTAGGCGCGCATGTTCGCCTGGTGGCGGTCGGGAGACGGCGCCCCGAAGTTGACCTCTTGAATGTTGTCGAAGCGCGTCCGCAGGCGCTCCACGTAGGGGGCGCCGTACGCGGAATCAACGAACATCATGGACACCCGGTGTCCCGGCCGCTTGTCGCCGAGGATCTCGGAAAGTTTCGCGAGGATGGCGCTGCGCTCCTGCGAGTGCTCGCCGGGGATGGCGATCGGCGGGATCGACCGGGCGTCCAGCCCGCGGCGGAACCAGACGATATTCCACGCCTGGCCGCCGCCAGACACGTCGAAACCCGCCACCAGCGGGTCGTCGGGGAATGATGCGGCCGCCCGCACCTTCGCCGCATCTACACGATCCTGGTCGATAAACTGGAGATCGCCGGCCCGCGGAGCGATGCCTTTGACGCGCACGCGGACGAAGTCGGAGTCCTCGCCGTAGTCGGCGATCCACTGGTCGATCGTCCCCTTGTTCGTGAATCGGCTTTGGCGCGAATCGATGCACCGGACGTTCCACCGGTCCCGCGCCTTGCCGAAGCACACCTCGTAGAACCGGCCGCTCTTCCTCGCCGGCTGGCCCCATGCGAACCATAGCGGCTCCCCGTCCGTCAGACCACCCTGCGCCACGTCCCAGATCCCATCGGGGATGTGGGATGCCTCATCGAACATGTACCAACTCGACGACGTGCGGGCGTGCTGGCCGGCGAACGACTGCGCGTTCTCCTCCTTGCAGGTCTGAGCAACGCATTTCCAGTCCTCGGGGCTCGTGCGCGAATAGATGCCGGCGGCCCTGATGTGAAACCAATGCGCCGTGATCGACATCCGCATCCATTTCTGAATGGCCGCCCAGGTGCGGCTCTCGAGCTGCGGGTAGGTGTTCGCGGTGACCGTGCCGATCGAGTACGGCCTGGTACTGAGTACCCAGCAGGCAATCATCGCGCCGAGCGTGCTCTTGCCCGTGCCGTGGCCCGAGCTGGCCGCCATCAGGATCGGCGCTACCGGATCCTGGCCGTTGAATCGGCGCTTCGCGACTTCGCGCCCGAGGTCGAGCAGGAACTGCTGCTGGATCGGATCAGGGCCCGGCTCCTCGGCGAGCGGCGTGTGCGGCTCCCCCCACGGAAACGCGAACTTCACGAAGCCCAGAGGATCGGCGTAGAACTGAGCAATCTGCTCGGCGAGTTCGACATCAACTGGCTGAGCGGATACTTGCATCATACGTACGTTGTATGTACAATAGATGTAGATGCTATTTGACTGGGATGACGCCAACCGCGACCACATTGCGCGTCATGATGTTTCACCTGGGGATTGCGAGACTGTATGCCAAGATCCGGAAGCCAACACAATCGATTGGCCGTCTGAGGTGGAACCGCGATGGCGCACGGTCGGCAAAATCGGTGATCGAGGATTGATTGTGTTCTGGACAGTCCGCAATTCAGCCACTCGCGTAGTAACCGCCTGGTGGATGGGAAAGAGAACTCGAATATGAAGATTCCAAAATTCAAGAACGAATCCGAGGAAGCCGACTGGCTGTATGCCCATCGGAACGAAATTGAGGCCTTCAAAGGCAAGCCCATTCGAGATAAGAACGGCAAACTGATGACGCCGGCCGAGATCGCCGAGGAGTACATCGCAAAACAGAAGAAGACGCAGCCCATCACAATCCGTCTTTCGGCAGCGGATATCCAACGCGCGAAGCAGCGGGCGGAAGCTAAAGGCATCGGCTATCAGACCCTGATCCGCATGCTGTTACACGAGGCTCTCGAAAAGGCCAGCTAACCGGCCACTGGAGTGTCATTGAGCTTCATTTCGAGCAGGCGCTTCCGGCCGGCCTGCAATCGATCGATGATCTCGAGCGATCCCGTCACCTGCGTTTCGGTGCGCTCGCGGTAGAGCGCCGGACGGAAGCGTTTCAAGAGCGCCAGCAGGAGCTGGTCGGAGTACTCGACGTCGTAGAGGATCTTACGGCCATGCTTCACCGGGAGGCCCTGGTGAATCCGCATCGACTTGACGCCCTCGCGTGCCCGCCGCACGGCCTCGTCCTCGAGGGTCTGCGCGGCCTGGTCCTGTACCG